CGCATCATCGCGCCCGTGTGCCGGATCGAGTTGTCAACCAAATCAGAGAACTCCATGAAGAAGAAAACCTCGGCTATCGTCGTATCGCCAAGCTCGTCAACCTCTCTCGTTCCTTTGTCCGGAAAGTCTGCCTCTACCAACGACGCGCCCAGTTCCCCGTCCAATGGAAACGTGTTGAAGCCTAAACGGCCTGTTGGTGCTCCAAAGCGCGGACCCGTAATGAACAATCCAAAGGCTAGCGAACTCCTTGATTGGCTGTCAACCGGGGGAACTTTGCTTGAATTCTCCAAGCGCAAGGGCAATCCCGATGTCCGCACAGTCCATGATTGGAAGGACGCAGACGAGGAATTCGCCGCACTTTACAAGCTTGCCCGAGACAAGGGGCAGGAAGCCATGCTTGAAGAGTGCAAGACCCTAAGCGACACGGAGCCGACAGACGCCGTACAAGCCGCTTGGAGGCGTTTGCAGGTTGATACTAGGCTCAAGACCCTCCGCATGTGGAACCCCGCCCGGTGGGCAGAGCGGGTCGATATGAACCACACGGGTGGTATCAGCATCACCCTGAAGACTGGCGTGCCTGATGGCTCAGGAAATTAGCCTGCTTTACACCCCGCGCCCTTGGCAACGGGAGTGTCATCTGAAACGGCGCAGGTTCACGGTGCTTGCCCTGCATCGGCGTGCTGGCAAGACCGAACTTGCCATCATGGAACTCATTGACAAGACCGTACGCTGCAAGGCGGAACTTGGGTTCTTTGTTTACGTTGCCCCATTCCTAAAGCAAGCCAAGGCAATCGCTTGGATGCGGTTGAAGCAGAAACTGCTACCACTTCGCAGCGTTGCGGCCGTTGAAGTCAACGAGGCTGACTTGTCGGTGACCTTTGCACACAACGGCGCGACCATCCGTTTGTTTGGTGGTGACAACCCGGATGCCATGCGAGGGGTACGCCTTGACGGCTGCGTCATTGACGAGGTAGCGCAGATCAAGCCCGAGGTGTGGAACGACATCATTCAGCCGGCATTGTCTGACCGCAAAGGTTGGGCAATGTTTATCGGCACGCCCAGCGGCATTAACCTGTTCTCAGAACTGTACTACCGTGCGAACAGTCTGCCCGATTGGGTGGCATCCCGGTATACGGTTTATGACACGGACGCCTTGGACAAGGAAGAAGTCACGCGCCTCAAGCGCGACATGCCCGAGACAGCCTTTGCCCGTGAGTATCTGTGCGACTTTGCAGCTGCTGGCGACGATCAGTTGATCTCGCTTGCTGACGCCGAGAACGCAGCACACCACGTGTATACCGACAAGGATAACGAGGGGTCACCAAAGATCCTTGGCGTTGACCCTGCTAGGTTCGGGGATGACCGCAGCGTCATCATCAAGAGGCAAGGCATTCAGGCGTTTGATCCCATCGTCTATCGCGGAATAGACAACATGGATCTTGCCTCAAGGGTGGCAAATCTGATTGAAACCTGGGACCCGGATGCCGTGTTCATTGACTCCGGTGCAGGGGCAGGGGTCATCGACCGACTGCGCCAGCTTGGCTACGACATCATTGAGGTGGCGTTCGGTGGCAAAGCAATCCAATCGAACCTGTTTGTCAACCGCCGCACAGAGATGTGGTGGTTGCTCAAGGAATGGATTGAGCAGGGGGGAGCAATTCCGAACAACAACGATTTGAAGCAGGAACTGTCTACCCCGGTGTATTGGTATGACGCGGCCGGCAAACGCATGCTTGAAGCAAAGGACGAGATCAAGAAGCGGCTGCAAGGTGGTGCATCGCCTGACATTGCAGACGCGCTTGCGCTCACGTTCGCGTCCCCAGTACGCAAGAAACTTCCACGCGATGTTTACGACAAGGTCAAGCAGAAGACGGTCAAGGACTACGACCCGTATGCAAACACTTGAGGGACCCATACGACATACCCGCATGGGTACGGTTCCTTCAATGAGTCGCATTGCGCTCGTTGAGCCAAAAGTTGTCATGCCGGCTATTACCAAACTGATGCGGCAGAATTGGGATGAGACAGGATTCGGCTTTGAGTTTAAGCCATCAGTAGAAACCTACCAGGCGGTGGTTGACCTCGGCTTGATGTTCGTCCTCGGAGCGTTCGATGGCGACGAGATGATTGGGTATTGCACCATGACCGTGACGAACCACATGCACAACCCTGCAATCAAGGTCGCGTCAAACGATGCGCTCTTTGTTCGTCCTGATTACCGTGGCATTACTGCCGGCAGGCTCATCATCGCAGCGGAGCGTGAGGCAAAGGCTCGAGGTGCAGTTCGTATCTTGTGGCATACCCGCGCTGGCACAAACCTTGCAAACATATTTACCAAGCGTGGCTACGCGCCCGCTGACATCGTCGTAATGAAGGAGATCTGAAATGGGAATGGACCCCGTTACATTGGCAATGATTGGTATGGCCGCAGCCGCAGCAGCAGGAACCGGCGCAACCATTTCTTCAAGCATCAGTGCAAACAAGCAACAAGACAAAGCTCTTCAACAGCAGAAGAAAGCGCAGTCCGCTGCCGCCGGCACTGCTGCAAGTGAGCAACGCATGAGCCAGCAAGCGCAAGCCGCTGCAAACCGCAAGGTTCCCGATGTTGCTGCTTTGATGGCAAGTGCCAACACTCCGGGTTCAAACACGATGCTCACCGGACCCGGTGGTGTCAACCCAAACACGCTGTCTCTCGGTAAGTCAACACTTCTAGGGCAGTAACTTATGAGCCAATACACAGGTGATGCTGCTTCGTATCCGGGCGCACCCAAGCGGGATCAGTTGTTTACCCGTTGGGGTCAGCTCAAGACTGAGCGTGCAACCTGGTGGGCGCACTATCAGGAACTGACCACCTACATCCTCCCTCGTAACGGTCGCTACTTTCGGCAAGACCGTGACAAGGGCTGGCGCAGACACAATAACATTTACGACAACACGGGTACGCGGGCGTTGAGAACGCTTGGGGCCGGAATGATGGCCGGAGCGACCTCGCCCGCACGCCCGTGGTTTCGACTTGCGACCGCTGATCCATCGCTTAACTCGTACCAGCCCGTCAAGATGTGGCTCGACGATGTCACCAAGCGAATGCAGTCGGTATTTCAGAAGTCGAATACCTATCGCGCCTTGCATCAGATGTACGAAGAACTTGGTTGCTTCGGTACTGCTGCAAGCATTGTGCTGCCTGACTTCAAGAACGTAGTACACCATTATCCCGTGACTACGGGCGAATATGCCATTGCTACTGACTATCAAGGCCGCGTATGCACCATGTACCGCGAGTTTGAGAAGACAGTTGGCGAGATTGTCAAAGAGTTTGGGTACGACAACTGCTCCAATTCGTTGAAGAGCATGTACGACCGTGGCAACCTGGATAAGTGGATTCCAATCATTCATGCCATTGAGCCGCGCCAAGACCGCGACATTACCAAGCGCGACAGTAAGAACATGCCGTATGGCTCTTGGTATTTTGAGGTGGGTGGTGAACAAGATAAGTTCCTGCGCGTTGGTGGTTTCCAACACTTCCCTTGCCTTGTCCCGCGCTGGGCGACCGCCGGCGGCGATATCTACGGCAACAGTCCGGGCATGGAAGCACTTGGTGACATCAAGCAGTTGCAGCATGAGCAATTGCGGAAGGGTCAGGTCATTGACTATCAGACCAAGCCGCCGCTACAAGTCCCGATCAGCATGAAGAACCGCGATGTCGAGATGCTTCCAGGTGGCATCACGTTCGTTGATGGGACTTCATCGCCTATCCGCACGGCATTTGATGTCAACCTCAACTTGCAGCACCTGCTTGGCGACATCCAAGACTGCCGCGAACGCATCCGTGGCGCGTTCTACGCCGACCTATTCCTTATGCTTGCCAACGCCACGGACACGCGAATGACCGCAACCGAGGTAGCCGAGCGTCACGAAGAGAAATTGTTGATGCTCGGACCTGTCATTGAGCGTCTGCACAACGAGCTGCTTGACCCGCTCATTGACGTGACGTTCTCGCACATGATCTCTGCCGGCCTTATTCCGCCCGCCCCGCCTGAACTACAGGGCATGGATCTGAGCGTTGAGTTTGTGAGCATGCTGGCACAGGCACAACGCGCCATCGGAACCAACAGCGTTGACAGATTCGTTGGCAACCTTGGTCAGATTGCCACGTTCAAGCCGGATGTGCTTGACAAGTTCGACTCTGACCAGTGGGCTGACATCTATTCCGACATGCTCGGCGTGGACCCAAGCCTTATCATTGCGGACAAGAACGTTGCTGTCATCCGCGATGCTCGAGCCAAGGCGCAGGCCGCGCAGGCTCAGGCTGCCGCAATGCAGCAGAACTCACAGACCGTCAAGAACATGGCTCAAGCCCCAACGGGCAGCGGTGACAAGAGCGCATTGACGGACGTCATGAACATGTTCAGCGGCTACAACTCCCCTTCAGCAGTCGAGGTTTAACACTATGGCACATATGACAAAGGCGTCTACCCTTCTTTACGGCACGGAATCAAAGGGCGATTCAGCAGGAGCATCCGCGTTTGTATCGCGCCTGATGCACTGCGCGAACGCCATCCACATGCACCACTTGATGGTTGATGGACCAGGCAGTTTCGCAGCGCACAACGCGCTTGGCGTTTACGAGCCACTCCGCGAAGCCGTTGATGGTTTGTCGGAAGCTTGGATGGGTTGCACGGGCGAGAAGTTGAAGTTCACTTCCGGCTCGTTTGAACTTGCAGCTACCCCACTTGCCGAAGTTCAGAAGGTATACGACTACCTTGAATCTGACCGAATGGTCATGGGAACCGAAAGCCACATTCAAAACGAGGTTGACGCCATTTGCACGTTGATCTCTACAACCCTCTACAAACTCACCCGGCTTGCCTAAAGCACAAAGGAACAACACATGCCACTTATTAACAAATATTCAAACAGCCCGTTTGTCTACGACGAAAACAATGCCATTGTCGGAGTAACAGGACAGCGGTTTGTTGCCAAGTCGTACACTAGTTTCAATCCCGTAAGCGTTGTTCCGGTCGCTTCTACCTTTAGCACAGTGACTAGTTATGACTCTAACAGCGGCAACGTGCGATTAAACGGCACGGGCGCACACGGATTGACTACGACTGTTGTTATTACGCCAGCAATTAACACCGGGGTATATGTTACTTGGACGGGCGGTAATGGTGTGAGCGGTGTATTTCCGGTGACAGTCATTGATACCGATACGTCCGGAACCAAGTTGACAATCAACCTTCCGTATGTGTCAAGCACGGTAACCGCAACGGTAAACGCTGCCGGCATTCCAAGCATTATCAATTACACGGCGCACGGCCGCGTTGCTGGTGATGCAATCCGGTTTACCACGACTACAACCTTGCCAGCCCCACTAGCAACAGGAACAACTTATTACGTCAGCAAAGTTGTAGACGTAAACAAGTTTACAATTTCGGCTAGTTCCGGTGGTGCGCCAATTGAATTGACCGACACTGGTACGGGTACTCATACCTGCATCTTGTGGTACGGAACAGCAGCAGTTAAAGCAGCAACAGAAACGATTACTTTGGCATCAATTACGGTTGAGGGTGGCCTGCTTACTTTGACAGGAAGCATGGAAGCCAACACCTTGTTCAGTATGACAAGCGCGGCTGTCAACAAGGTTCTAGAAATTGAGTATGCAGGAAACGACCTGTACAACAGCGGCAATTTGACTACGACTTTGACTGCCAACGTGAACAAGATTGCTTGGGCGCGTGGAGCTGGAAAGATTGTTACGGGTCCGGCCGCTACTACGGGTCATGGCACTTCCTCATCTGCGTATCAGGAATACACCGTTGCGTATTCGACGGATCAAACCTTTGTCATTAAAGCAACGATTGCTACCGCCAACAACGTGGTGACCCTTGAGGGATACCAACTCACAGTCGTTTAATGGGACCCATAGGCATTATGCGAGTCGATAGATTCCACCGATGAGTACACACGACCCGTTCGATACTCGAGGTCTAGAGCGCATTCAGGCAAATAATGCCCTGCGTATTAAGCTAGACCGCGATAGCGAAGAGTCAGACATTCGATGGTTGATGAGCAGCAAGCGAGGTCGCCGGATCGTATGGCGACTACTGGACCAAGCAGGAGTGTTTCGTTCGTCTTTCAATACCAACGCAATGACCATGTCATTCGCCGAAGGAAACAGGAATTACGGATTACGCGTTCTTTCACAAGTCCACACTCTCTGCCCAGAGTTGTACCCAACCATGACAAAGGAACAAACCAATGAGCGAACCAACGATGATGGAAACAGCCCAAACGACACCTGAAGGCATTCCATCGTCTGAAGCCCCGAATAGTCCAAAGGCGACGGCCGATGTGCTTTATGGGGGACAGCAACAGGCATCAAAGGCGCAGGAACAGCAAGTCGCGGAGCCGACCAATACTGTCAAGCCCGAGGCAACCGAGCAGGCGAAACCGGAAGGTGCGCCGGAGAAGTACGAGTTCAAAGCCCCTGAGGGTAAACAACTCGACGCCGAGACGATTAAGACGTTCTCGGAGGTTGCAAAGGAATTGAACCTGACCCAAGACGCTGCACAGAAGATGCTTACGGCGATGTCCGACAAGCTCGGCACGCAGCAAGCAGCACAGATTGAGTCGGTCCGCTCCCAGTGGGCGGAATCGTCAAAGTCTGACAAGGAGTTCGGTGGTGACAAAATCACCGAGAACCTTTCAGTCGCTAAGAAAGCACTTGATACTTTCGGAACGGCTGAACTGCGCTCGTTGCTTAACGACTCCGGCCTAGGCAATCATCCGGAAGTGATCCGGTTTATGTACAGGGCGGGGAAGGCAATTAGTGAGGATCGTTACGTCGGGTCATCTACGGGTTCATCGAACGCACGTTCAAACGGACCAATGGACTTTGCCGGCGCAGCAGCAGCCCTCTATTCCAATCAGTCTTGAATCTCTTTAAGAAAGGCCTACAATGGCAACAGCAATTACTACTTCCAATCTGACCCTCGCCGATTGGGCGAAGCGCACTGATCCGGATGGCCGCGTTCCGGTCATCGCTGAACTCCTCTCGCAATCCAACGAAGTCCTCGAAGACTGCGTGTTTAAGGAAGGCAATCTGCCAACCGGCGACCGCGTCGTTATTCGTACAGGTCTTCCTGTTGTGTACTGGCGTGCATTGAACCAAGGTATCCCGTCCACCAAGTCAACGACCGCACAAGTTGACGAGGCATGCGGCATCCTTGAGGCACGTTCTGAAGTTGACAAGGATCTTGCAATGCTCAACGGCAACACGGCTCAGTTCCGTCTGTCCGAAGACACCGCGTTCCTTGAAGCAATGAATCAAACCCAGGCTTCGACCCTGTTCTACGGCAACCCTGCTACCGATGCCAAGCAGTTCCTCGGCCTTGCCCCGCGTTACTCTGTCACGGGAACCACGGGCAACGGTCAGAACGTCCTTCCTGCTGGTGGTTCCGGCAGCGACAACACCTCCGTGTACCTCGTTGTTTGGGGCGACCAGACCGTGTACTGCCCGTTCCCTAAGGGTTCTAAGGCAGGCCTGATCCATGAGGATCTTGGCGAACAGACCGTCTACAACAGCGATGGCACGCGTCTTCAAGCGTATGCCACTCGTTACCAGTGGAAGAACGGTCTTGTCGTGAAGGATTGGCGTTACGTTGTCCGTATCTCCAACATTGACGTCAGCGATTTGGTCGGTCAGACTGGTTCGCAGTCTTCAAGTGCTTCGACCGCTCTTATCAAGCTGATGGCACGCGCTCTCTACCGCATCCCAAATATGGCGATGGGTCGCGCTTGCTTCTACATGAACCGTACCACCCACAGTGGTTTGTCGATTGCTGCGCTTGATAAGAGTCAGTACGTCCTCAAGGTCAACGAAGGCCTCTCACAGTTCGGCGTGCCATATTCGTGGCTGTCGTTCCTCGGAGTCCCTCTGCGCCGCGTTGACGCAATCCTGAACTCCGAAGCACTCACGACCTAATAGTCACTGATTTAAGAAAGGAAACTCTCAAATGATTTCTGACAAGAACCTGCGACTATTCGCAAATTCGTCTGACACAACCGTTGCACAAGATGTGTACAGCGCGGCAACTACGGTAAACGCTACGTTTACTATTGACCTGCGATCCGGCACTACCGTCAGCGGCGGAACCACCACCACCCAAACCCGTGATATCGGCGAAGGTCAAGATTTGTATCTTGCCATCACCGTAGCCACCGCATTTACTGGTGGTACGTCTTGCACCTTCAACGTATTTACCGCAACCGATACCGGCACGACCGGACGTATTGTGGTTGGTACGAGCGGTGCAATTCCCGTTGCTAGCCTCATCGCTGGCGCACAGCTCTATGTCCGAATCAATCCGGTCATTGGAGTTGGACAGCGTTATCTTACTGCTGACGCAGTAATGACTGGAACCTCAACCGTTGGTGCAATCTTCGGCGACATCGTCACCGACATCGCTGACAGCAAGAAGTTCTACGGCAGCGGTTTCGTGGTTGCCTAATTAGACTGGGAATAAACACATGCAAGTACGAGTTCTAAAGAAGTCTTTCATCGACAATGCTCTCCGCGAGGAAGGCGAAGTCTTCAGCTACAACGGACCACGGAACACCAACGTCGAACCCATCGACGGTTCTTGGCAACCCGCAGTAAGCGAAGCAAAGACTGCGGTCATTGAAGCACCTGTGCGAAAGCTCGGGCGTCCAAAGATGACCAAGGGAACGAACTCGGACGGAGCATGATTCTCATGAAGTGAAGCGCATAGAGGGGAGCCGTTGGGAAACCACGGCTCCCCTCATTTCACTAGGAGGTTGAAATGGCATCGGCAGTAACGATTTGTAACCTCGCTCTTTCGCACATTGGTGACACGGCATCGGTGTCAAGCATTGACCCACCTGAAGGGTCAGCACAGGCGGAGCATTGCTCCAGGTTCTACCCCATTGCGGTGGACAGCCTGCTTGAGATGCACTATTGGAACTTCACCATGCGACGCGTGGTTCTTGCTGCATTGACGAGCGAGTGGCCGGAGTGGTTGTACGCCTACGCTGTACCCAGCGACGCAAACAACATCATTTCGATCCTCCCATCTGATGCGGCTGATGACTATTCAACAAAGTTCTCGCCGACTGATACCCCGAATTTCGCCCACAACTACTCGCCAATGATTGCTGCCGGCAGGTATTCGCCGCAGCCATACACGCTTGAGACGTTGTCAAACGGGACGCAGGTCTTGTACACAAACCAAGAGAACGCGGTCTTGCGCTACACGGCGCACATCACAGACCCAACGCAATTCTCTCCTTTGTTTGTAATGACGCTTTCGTACCACCTTGCCTCAATGCTGGCAGGTCCAATCATCAAGGGCGAAACAGGCGCGGCTGAAGCCAAGCGTTTGTCTCAGATGATGGCAGTTTACTTGCAGCGTGCGACTGCGTCTGACTCTAATCAGCGCAACTCAAAGCCTGACATTGTGACCCCTTGGATCTCGGGAAGGTAATCAATGGCAAACACTCGCACCTATAGCCGATCCTTTGCCGGCGGGGAGATTTCCCCGGACATGTATGGTCGTATTGATGACACGAAGTTTCAGACTGGCGTAGCCAAGATGCGAAACTTCATTGCCATGCCACAGGGCGCGGCCGACAATCGACCTGGTACGACCTTTGTGCGTGAAGTCAAGGACAGCACCAAGCGCACGCGCCTGATCCCATTTACCTACAGCACTACTCAGACAATGGTGCTTGAGTTTGGCGAGTATTACGTTCGGTTCCACACCAATGGCGCAACGCTTGATTACGGAACACCGGCAAACTGGAACAACTTTACAAATTATGCACTTGGCGCACTTGTTACTCAAGGTGTAATTAGTTACCAATGCATTCAAGCAAATGTCAACAAAACGCCCGTAAGCGAACCAACATATTGGTATCCGCTTCCTAACGGTATTTATCAGATTGCGACTCCATATGCGGAAGCTGATCTGTTTGACATTCATTACGTTCAATCTGCTGACGTTATGACGTTAGTTCATCCAAACTACGCGCCAAGAGAACTGCGACGATACGCAGCCGCTAATTGGCAATTGGCGACAACTGTATTTGGAGCGTCATTAACAACTCCAGGATCAGTAGCGGTTACGGTCAATCGTGGTACGGGTGTGAATCTAAACGCCATTACCAAAGCTGCTCAAGGCGAATTTACGGCAGTCAACGATGTCAAGAACAAGCAATTAACTCAAGGCGATTCAATATATATCAGTGGTGTTGTTGGCATGACGGAAGTCAATGACAAGTATTACATCCTTGATGGCTTTTCCGGAACGTCAACAACTACCTTTAAGTTAGTTGATTACAAAACCGCGCTTCCAATTGATACTACTGGATACACCGCATACACAAGTGGTGGCCTTGTGCAAGCAATGGTTCCAACAGCTGTCCTTACCAATTCGTATGTTGTAGTTGCGTTGAGTGGAGACAGTCAGCAAATGAGCGCGGCAAGTACGCCCGCAAGCGGAACAAACAACCTCAACGTCCAAGGTGCATACAACACCATTGCATGGGCATCGGTTACGGGCGCAACTCGATACAACGTCTACAAACAACAGAACAGTTTATATGGCTTCATTGGTCAATCAACCACGACATCGTTTGTGGATGACAACATTGCGCCTGATCTGGCTATTACTCCGGCCATCTACGACACGGTGTTTGCAAGTGCTGGGAATTATCCAGGAGCAGTCTCATACTTTGAGCAGCGCAAGGCGTTTGGTGGATCAATAAACGAACCACAAACTTTGTGGATGACACGTTCAGGCACAGAGTCTGACATGTCGTACTCAATTCCGGTGCGTGATGATGACAGAATTAAGATTGAAGTTGCCGTGCGCGAGGCTTCGACTATTCGCCATATTGTCCCGTTGACGCAAATGTTGATGTTGACCAACAGTTCTGAACTGCGTGTCAGTCCGATCAACAGCGATGTCATTACCCCAAGCACAATCTCTGTTCGACCACAGTCATACCTTGGCGCAAACAACGTGCAGCCTGAGGTGGTCAACAATGTGGTTGTATATTGCGCTGACCGTGGAGGCCATGTCCGCGAACTTGGGTATTCCTGGCAATCTCAAGGCTTCATTACGGGCGACCTAAGCCTTCGTGCAACGCACTTGTTTGACAACCTAACCCTGTCAGATATGTGCTACGCCAAAAGTCCGCAACCGATCTTGTGGTTCATTTCAAACAGTGGGAATATGCTTGGACTGACATATGTTCCCGAGCAGCAAATCGGCGCATGGCATTGGCACGACACTGATGGGGTATTTGAGAGTTGCACAGCAGTAGCCGAGGGTGACGAAGACAGTGTGTATGTCATTGTCAAACGAACTATTAATGGTGTTATCAAGCGATATGTTGAGCGTCTTGCATCACGACAAGTAGCAGCAATTGAAGACTGCATCTTTGTTGACAGCGCATTGACATATAATGGCACTGGCACAGTTGGCGTTGGTGCTAATTTAACGATCTCGGGGGGAACAGTATGGGATTCGTCTGAGATCCTTACCCTTACATTAGTTGCGGCCGGTCCAACTACGGTATTTGCATATCCAGCGCAAACAGATGCAGGCGATTGCCTTGTTGTTACTGATTCTCTTGGTAACAAATATCGACTGACAATCATTGCAACTTCTTCTACCTTGGTAGCAACGGCGCGAATTGACAGGACTCTTCCTGTTTCACTTCGCAACGTATCAATTTCCGGGTTTTCATGGGCGCGTAAAGATTTTGGTGGTCTGTCGCACCTTGAAGGTAAGACGGTCAGCATCCTTGCAGACGGCGCAGTAGTTCCGCAGCAGGTAGTGACTGCCGGCGTGATTACCTTGCAACGAGCTGCGACCAAGATCATTGTCGGACTGCCGTACCAAAGCGATCTTCAGACGTTGCCAATGACCCTGAATGTTGATGGCTTTGGACAAGGCCGAGCAAAGAACGTCAACAAAGCATGGCTGCGTGTGTACAAGTCATCAGGCATCTTTGTTGGTCCGGACCCCGACACCCTTGTTGAGTACAAGCAGCGAACAACTGAGTTGTACGGAAATCCGCCGGCGTTGAAGTCGGAAGAGGTATTGGTTGTGTTGACCCCATCGTGGGGTGCAAGTGGGCAGGTCTACATTCGCCAGTCCGACCCGTTGCCGTTGACGTTGTCAGGAATGACCCTTGAAGTCAGTATCGGAGGCTAATCATGGCAGTAGTCAATGTCCCATTCTCAACTAGCGCAGCCGGACCAACCTTGTTGACGGGTCAGTCTTATGCGGTCGGCGCAGGAACGGCAACCCCGTCGTTCTCGTCAAGCATGGCCGAGGCGTTCACGGTCGCAGGTCCAATCGTCAGCATCTTTGGTGCGGTCAACAGTGCTATCGGCGCGTACTTCTCAGCCGAAAGTCAAAAGAACCAACTGAAGATGCAGGCTCAGAACCAAAAGTTCCAAGCAAACATGTCGCGTATCAACGCCCGTGGTGCGGAGTTCACGGCAGGGCAGATCACTCAAGCTGGTCAAGAGCAGTCCGGGCGATACACAATGCAGGCGGGACAGGCGCGTTCCTCTGCGGTTGCCTCATTGGCGGCGCGTGGGATTCGTGGTGGAGTCGGTAGCGCGGGCGAGATCATTGGCAGTATGGATCTCATCAAAGAGATCGACAAGTTGACAATCAACGCCAACACTGTTCGACAGGCGGAAGCAGCCCGGACCCAACGCACCAACTATCTGACGCAAGCAACAATGTCTGATCTGTCTGCTCAAAATCTGTCATCCACGGCAGGAACGATTTATCCCGGTTTGAGTATGTCTACTAGCCTGCTTGGGAGTGCAGCCGACATTGGCTCCACCTGGGCGCGCAATCGCCGACTTGAAGAACTACTTGGCGGCGTGTCAACCAAGCGAATCTGACGAGGAATTACAATGCCTACAGTACCGAGTTCGTTTGTACCGCAAGTTGGAATGACCGGAGAAGGCTCGTCCGTGGCTTACCAGGCTCCGCCTGTCATGCCGATGGAAGAAGCCACATCTCGCCAACAAATGGAACTGGGGCGGGCTATGGTTGCTGCTGGGGATACTGCGTTCAAGCTTGGTTCAGCGATGCAGGATGACATTGATGATGCCGCTACCAAAGAGGCGGACACAGCCCTTATTCAACGGATGTCAAAGGTTCGTTCTGACTACATGAACCTGTCCGGCAAAGACGCCGAGACTCAGTATCAGTCTGCACAGGATGCAATGTCATCTTCGGCAAGCGAGATCATGGATGGGTTGGGGAACGACACTCAGAAGCGGATGTTTCAGCAGGTAGCTGCCCGAAACATGAACGCCTTTCAGGGTCAGATGTACGACCACCGCAATCGGCAAGTCAAGGAATGGGCAACAAGCGAGTCTGCCGCCCGAGCAGACCAGTATTCCGACCTTTCAATCATGGCTTATTCGGACAGGAATAAGACCGATGAAAAGGGAAACCCAATTGGTTTAACGACTTACAAAGCGAACCTTGCTACGGCAATCAATGAAGTCCGCAAGGCCGCGTCGCTCAATGGCATTCCCGAGGGAAGCGCACAATTGAAGGCGATGGAGCAGAAGGTTTATGACAAAGTGGCAACTGGTGTCGTAAACGATCTATTAAACGCTCGGCAATACGGCGAAGCGGAGGCTTTCCTTGACAATCACCCTGTTGACCCCAAGGTTGACACCACGCTGCGTTCGTCGGTGGACGCAAACCGCCAGCGCACAACGATTGAGGAACTGACATATAGCATCATGAATCGTGGTGTTCTTGCAGCAGCAAGTGACCCAAAGGCATACCCCGACAAGCCAAGCCATAACGAAGCACCCGCTGACACGCTTCGTGAGGCACTTGATAAGACCGAGCAGATCGAAGATCCCGTGATGCGACGCCTTGTGCAAAGCAGTGTTCGCACGCAGTTTGCTCAAGAAGACGCACTTATTGACCAAGAATACAAGACGCTTGTTGACAACACCGAGCAGTACCTTGCCGTACCTGGCAACACGGTTGCAAGCATGTCGCCTGTCCAATTTGGACGCCTCAAGCCTAAGGATCAAGAGCAATTTCTTAGGGGTCAACGCGAAACCAACGAAATTGGAACGATGGAAGAGTTGGCGCGAGATCCTAAGAAGGCACTTGACCCTGCGTGGGTTGATGCAAACCGCATGAATATGACACATGCAACCTATGTAAAGCTGCGTGCTGCGGCGTCCAAACCACAAGAAATATATGAAGCTTCGGTCAATGCTGACCAGCTCAACAAGACCCTGTCCGACAATGGCATGTGGGGACTTCTTGATGACAAGGAAACATCGTTGCGTGTTCGCCAAAATATCACCACCATCATTGACCAAGAGCAGCGCAGGCCGGATCGAAAGAATAAGGGTCCGCTTAATCAAGAAGAGAAGCAGGCAATCATTGACCGCGAACTACACAATGTTGCAACTCTAGACAACGCTCCGTGGTGGAAATTTGGTCTTGGCCGTGGAACCGAGAAGCCAATTGTGCAAATGACACCAGGCGAATTGGGTGGTGCATATAAGCTTGTGGAATCTGTTGACCCAACGACTGGTCGAGTTACCACCACCGAAGTACCGTTGCTTTCTAAGGAACAACGGAAACTCCTAGAGAAGACCCTGCAAGAAAAGGGTATTCCCGTGAATGACGCAACCATTGCAAACCTCTTGCTGAAGATGAATTCCCGATGATTGAACCTGACATCAACGAACAACTTGGCAGCCTCGCACCATCACAGGGAAATGCTGACTTACTTCAGAATGTTGTATCCCAAGAATCGTTGAGCATGACCGAGGCGATCACGCCTCGTCGGTCATTTGTATTGCCAACCGCGCCACCGCAACCACAACTTGACCCGGCTCTTAAAGCCGTTGTCGATGAGATGGCTAACCAACGCAGCGCGGTATTGAATTCATCGCTTTACAACGCGACCAAGAAAAACCCCGACACGGTCGCCGAAGCGCAACGCGTTGGCAAGCAAATGGGCGTTGGTGCAGACATTGCCGAGCGCAATTTGGCTGAACTTCAACGCGGCGCAATGATGCTCAAAGCTCTTGATCGCAACTTGGCGATAAGCGCACCTAAGACTGCAAACTCGCTGACAGAACCTGACTTTGCCAACATTGCATACGACGATCTTGAGAACCTCACAGGTACTGAGAAGTTGATGAATTGGTTTGCCGGCACGGACTTTTTCAAGGGCGCACAAGGCACGTTCATCAGTACCGAAATGGCGACTATTGACCAACTGAACTCGGAAGGGATGGCAACGTCAAAGGACTTTGAGCGATACAAGGAATTACAGCGCGACCTTCAGATTGTTGGTCAGCCTGCTCCGTATTCAATCAGCGGCAACATTGCCAATCTGCTTGCAAGCGTTGAAGCCGGCGCAGAGACTGGAGCGCAATACGCGGTAACAGGAGCCGTGTTGGGTGGTGCTGCCGGTGCAATTGGTGGACCGCTTGCACCAGCAACCATGCCGGCAGGAATGGCTCTTGGTGCAGCTGCGGGATTTTCGACTGGTATGGCTAAGTGGATGTATCAGTCAATGGCTGGCGAGTCGTATCGCCAATTGCGAGAAGGCGATGTAAGTCACGAAGTTGCTTTGCCAATGTCTCGAGGTATTGGCGTTATTACATCCGCGCTTGAGTTTGCAGGATTGGGTGCAGAACTCTATATCGCAAGTGGTGTTGGCAAAAAGATCTTTGCCAAGGAACTTGCTACCGATGTCACCGCCGAATTGTCAAAGCAGATGATTAAGAAGGCGACCGCTAGTGAAGCGGTGTGGGATGCGTCCAAGTTGTACTTCGGCGAGATACTGACTGAGTCAACTGTTGAAGGCCTACAAACCGCCATCACCCGTGTCGGTACGGAAATCGGACGCGCTTACGACCGACCTGATCTTCAGAACATGTTTCAAACGCCGGAGGGGCGTCGTGCCATCATTTCCGAAGCGGTTGACTCGTTTGTCAATGTAGCAATCGGAATGTCCGTGGCGGGTCTTCCCCTGCCCGCAGCGAACTACTACATGGATCGTGGCCGTTACGCAGACGCCAAGCGTTCGCAGCAGTTCTACGAAGACCTGTCCAAGAACGCGGTTGACAGCAAGATGCGCCAGCGCAACCCGGACGCAGCGGAGCGGTTCTACGCCGACCAGGTTGATGGCACGGGCGCGGAAACGACCTATGTTGACGGTCGCGTAATGCAGAACATTCTGAATCAGTCAGGTCTGACGAACGAGCAAGTTGACACAGTTCTTCCTGGAATTCGTCAACAACTAGCAGAGGCAATATCTATTGGTGGCGATGTCACAATTCCGACCGCTACCTACGCGGCTCGGCTTGCCGGCACAAAGCTTGGCGACTCAATGAAGATTCACATGCGTCCAAACGCGGACGCGTGGAGCGCAGATACAGCGGTCAAGTATGCGGGACAATTGGAGCAAGAGAAGGAGAAAGCCCTTGCTCTGTTGGAAGAGAAAGAAACTACTGACACGGCGTTTGTCAACGAGGCGCGTGTCATTGAAAAGGACATGCAAGAAAAACTTACTGCCGTAGGTCGCGACCCAAAGTTGGCTAAGGTTGAGGCAACGATCTTCCGCGACATGATGGTGGTTGCCGCTGCCGAAGCGAAAATGACTCCTGCTGCATACATGGCACAGCATGGTCCGAATGTTGTTGGACCGCAAACGCAAGTTGCTCCGCTTGAGCAGGCTGAACAATTTGATCAGGCAGGAAATCGCAAGACAACGACACCGGAATGGAATAAGTGGTTTGGCAAAAGCAAGGTTGTTGACAAAGCTAATAAGCCAATTGTTCTATATCGCGGCGAAGATGAAAAGTACTTATCACCAAAGATCATGTTTAGTGGTGGAATCTTCCTAACCACAGACAAATCACTTGCCAAGAATTACGGCCCGTATGTGATGGAGGTGTTTGCTTCTATTGATAAACCGCTTGATGTTTCGGGAGCCAAGACAATCACTCTTGCTCAATGGAAGAACTATTTCAAGAAACAAGGCGTTGACGTATCTAAATTGAAGTTTGATAGTTCGCTCGGTAAACGATATGGCGATTACGGTGTAGACACACTTGCTGGCGGTTCAGACCAAGAATTTGGTGTAATTCGATACAACTTCTATGAGTTGCTTGGCGAAAACGACAGTTGGTTTGGCGATGGCAATCTTCGACAAGAGTTGCAACGTCAAGGTTTTGATGGTGTTAAATCACAACCTGAATCAAATTTGCAAGAGGGCGAAAACCGTTCTGATGTTTGGATTGTTTGGGAAGGCAACCAACTCAAAGACGTTAACAATTTGCGACCATCAAAAGGCCGTGAAAGTATTTATGAGCAAGCGGCCGTACCTGCGCCAAGCACAGGAGTGTTTGACGCTAGGAACCCGCCCGTATCTAGTGAGCCAATCTTTGCGGTAATGAATGCAGACGGACAAATTTACTACGACGTTAACGCCACCATGCACGGCGACCTCGTTGAAACCTTTCCTGACATTGCAGATACGACTATTGATGGCGGGTTCATCATCAATGGCAAGTACAAGATGGGCATGTCAGACGGTGGGTATTCGGCGTTTGAAGGTACGAGCGAGCAGGTGGAGCAGGTAAAGGAATTTACGAAGCAAGCCAACACCGTTCCACAGGTTCTTGAACAGGCTGCAAAGGCAGAGCCAGGTGCAAATTCCCCTGGTGTTGGTGTTGGCGATGAGCCAAAACTTGGTTTTTGGAAACCATTCCGCGTCAAGGTAGTTGGCGATGCCGAAATACCTGCAAAGAAATTGATCCTTACAGGAACCAAGAACAACAACGCTGACAAGCAATTAGTGAATGTCGATGGGATTCTTGCAAAGTTCCCCGCAGCCGGCGAGTCGATTGAGGAATGGACAAAGATGATGGCGTATGCGCTTGGATCGGATGAGGTTCCGATTCCTCCATATGCATTCATTAAGGGAATCAATGGCGATGGCTCGTTTAACACGTTGAGCAAACTTACTGAAGGTCAAATAAGTGACGCAAATCATGGGTTTGAAAATGCTGCTGAACTAAGAGCGGCATACACCAGTGGTGAGTTAAGCGTTACCACAACGGCAAAACTTATTCTGTGGTCATTCCTTTCGCGTGGTGTTAGTCCATATCGACAAGAATCTTTGTTTATTGATGCATTCGATAAATCTGCCGAGTGGATTGGAATGGCCGCTGAAGGCAAATTCTCAGAGGAAGACTTTCCTGCATATGACAAGTGGGCAAGATCCGCTGCGCCAAAGGGAAGTGGACTTCCAGGTGCAGGAGCAACTCACAACCTAAACGCATTTGGCAAAGACTTCTTGTTCAAGATGAGCAAGATTGGAGACAACGGCAAATCGCATTTGCAAAATCTGCATGACATGCTTTCAGACCCCAATCAAACTGGGCAAAGCATTCGTCGTGAATTTGCAAAGATTGGCGAGGGCGTTGGCATTGACAACAAAGTCATGTCTTTCACGCTGCTTGTTGCCGGGTTCGATGATGTCATGGTGTTGGATCGTGTGCAGATTCGCCAACTGTGGGATGACGGTCGATTCCCTGGTGTGAATTTGTACGACGGGACAATGAACGAGCAGGGAAAGAAGATCTCAGGATCGTCAATGAATGATATCACTGAGGGTGTTCGTGGAATTCTTGTATATGAAGCGTTAGAGCGACAACTGCAATTGAAGATCTATGATCTTTACGAACGCCTTGGTCGCCCACAGGACGCAAGCGTTGGCAGATATCACTGGGAGACATGGGTTGCATTCAGTCAGCAGGAAGCCTCGCATGGAACGCTTGCCGCAGTCCTTGCCGATGCCAAGGGCGACGACCAAGCTATTGCCAATGTGGCAAGCAAAGAAGGCGAATACGGCGCATACGAATATGGGGCGATGTACAACCGAAATGCGGCTGGTGTGCCTTGGTTCCAATATCAAACACCATCCGGTAACTCCTATTCATTTACAGTTCCTGCGTTTCGGGAGTTTCTTGCTAACATCAAACAGCCGAAGAACGGTGTTGTTCCGACACAATTCAAAGTAACGGAGAGTGCAAATGCCCCTTGGTACACTAGACCCGAAGTCAATCAGCAGCGACTTGATGAACAAGCAGCCAAGTGGGCAGACCTTGCCGGCGGCACAGGCGAGGGAAAACGCATTGTTGATGAAATTGTTCGAGAGCAAAATGCCAATCGTGCAAGATCCACAACCGATGCGGTTGCCATTGCAAGCAAGTGGGAAGTCCCAGCCCTACCCGATGGATCAAGCACCCTTGAACGAAAGTTCTATGCCGGCGAATCAGCAACAAAGTTCGCCCGACTCAACCGAGAGCAAGGAATTTTCGACACTCACTTCTCGTATGAGCAACAAACAGTTGCAGATACTGAAGGGCTTTATCGACTAGGGGTTCCAATTGTCGGCGAGTATGTTGCTGGTGTTGGTCTTGCGGAACTGTATAAGCGTTCCGGAAATGCAACGCCAACCTTCTACGAACTAGGCAATACCGCTGCGGCATCGGAAAGATTCCATGCTGCAATTGTTGAGAACAAACAAGCATCACCGTTTGGGGCAACGGTTGCCGTTTACACGCCAAAGGAATATCGCGGAATGCGATTATTCTTGTCGGCAGATGCAAAGTCCGGCGTTGCTGTTAAGCCTGATGGCGATATTGTTTCCGTGTTTGCCGCAAACAATTCCGGCCGTGCGCTTATCGAATTGGCAGTGTCGGCTGGTGGAACAAAACTTGATGCGTTTGACACCGTCCTAGCGCACTTCTATGCACCGCACGGATTTGTGGTTGCATCACGAATGGCATGGAATGAAGAGTTCAAGCCTGAAGGATGGGACAAGCAAACATTCTCCGCATTCAATAACGGAAAGCCTGATGTTGTGTTTATGGCGCGAGATGACGCGTACATGGGTTCGTATAAGTCAACCGATGGAAAATTGGTAACTGAATACGACAATGCAGTCAAAGCGCAATCTGAAGCAATCAATGTAATTAACAAGCAATTGTTCCAAGCCGCTCCGTCCCCCGGCCCTGCCCGTGGTGGATATGACCCCAAGCGCATAGAGATTCTTCTCAACAGCGAAGCAGATGCGTTTACGTTCCTGCATGAGTTGATGCACTGGCGCATGGACAAGATGATTCAATCCGTCAATAACGGAACGGGATCGCCTCGGGAAATCGCTGATCTTGACATTATGGTTCAGTCGTTCAAGCTTGGAGGGGAGAATCAGCAAGAACGATTGGCTATTTGGAATGCCATGACCTTTGAGGAGCAGCGTCCGCATTGGGAGGCTATTGCTTACAACTTTGAGAACTACCTGTTTGAAGGCAAGGCTCCGAGCGTTGAGATGCAAGGCGTGTTTGATCGCATGGCTTCGTTCATCAAGCGCGTCTATGTTTCAATCCGCGATGACCTGAACAAAATCTACCGCCGCGAGTTTGGCAAGGATCTGCCCGTGCTGACCGATGAGGTGCGCGGTGTCATGGACAGAATGCTTGCATCTGAAGATCAGATTAAACGCAAGCAAGCCATGATGCAGATGGTCCCTATGTTCTTGACGCAAGAAGAGGCTACGGAGCAGGGCATGGACGATGTGACCTACGCTGCGTACCAGGCGATGAACAAGGAAGCCGAGGATGCCGCCGTCACCGATCTGACCAAGGCAAGCCTAAAGCAGATGCAATGGTTGTCAGGCGCACGAAGCCGGGTGCTGAAAGAACTTCAGGCCAAGCACGATGCCTTGCGTAAGGAAATCCGCGCTGAGGTCAAGGCGGAAGTTGATGCGGAGCCTATCTACGCGGCAATGTCGATCTTGAAGACTGGCGAAGGACGGACAAAGAACGGGGAGTTGGTCAAGTTTGATGACAAGTTCAAGTTGAACCTTGAGTCCGTCAAGAAGATGATCCCTGCCGAAGATGTCGCCAAGCTTGGGTTTGGGAAGTACGGCATGGTGGCTGCTGATGGCATGGACCCGGATATGGCTGCGGACATGTTCGGTTTCAGTAGTGGCGACGAACTAGTTCTTGCCCTGCTGTCTGCCAAGCCGGCAAAGGAAGAGATTAATGCCCGCACCGACAAGCGCATGATGGACGAGAACGGGGACATGAATACCCCTCAGTCCCAGGAAGAGGCGGTTCAGCGGGCGTTGCACAACGAGGCTCGTTTCCGGTTCAACGCGGTTGAGGTTCGGTGGTTGTCCAAGGCAACCTCCCCGGTCAGGGTGTTTATGGATGCAGCCAAACTTGCCGCCCAGCAGATCATTGCCGGGAAGGTTATCCGTGACCTACGTCCGAGTGAGTATCAGGCGGCGGAAGCCAAGGCTGCCCGCGAGGCTGCTGACGCCCACAGCAAACGCCGTACCGCTGCCCAGGCTGCACAGGCCGCTGCTACCAAGGAACGCAACGCAGGGCTGTCCGGCGTTGCCGCAGGCGTACCAATGTCTGAGGTTGAGGCTGCTGCCGCTGCAAAGGGGCAGGAAGCCGCTCAGAAGGCTACGGAGCGCGAGTCTGAGCGTAAGGCAAGGTATGGGGAGCGGACGCCTGAGCAGGTCATCCTGCGGGCAAAGCAGATCCAATTGCTTCAGAACCAACTAGCGCGTGAGGCGCAGGATGCCAAGGACGAAGTTTCCAAGGGTGTCAAATATCTGCGGAATGTGCTGAAAGCAAAGAATGTCCAGCGCATGGGTGCTGACATTGCTGACCAAGTCACAAACATGCTTGAGCGGTTCTCGCTTGCAAACATCTCGGTGGAAGAGGCTGGCAAGCGGTTATCCCTTGCGAAGTGGATTGAGGGGCAACTTGAACTTGGGATTGTCCCGGACATTGACCCGAAGCTGCTAGACGAATCGTTCCGCAAGCCCTACCAACAGATGACCGTCAGCGAGTTCCGCGACCTGGTCAGTTCTATTCAGCAGTTGGAATACATTGGCAAGCATGAGAACGAGATTCGACTTGCCGGCGAGAAAGTGCAGTTTGTTGACGCCCGCGACGCAATTGTCAAGAGCATCCAAGAAAAGAAGAAAGAAGGCAAGAAGTTAAACCCCCGAACGGCAACCACTAAGGGCGGTCGCGCACTTGAAGGTATTCGCACGTTCATGGCTGCACACCTAAAGGTTGCCGCTATTGCTCGAATTATGGACGGTGGCAAGGACAACGGCAAGGTTTGGAACTATTTCATCCGCAGCGCAAACGCAGCCGGGGACATGGAAACCCGCATGATTGGTGAGGCGACCGAGAAGGTGATGAACATTCTCAAGCCAGTCAAGGCACTCGGGAACATGGAGAGTGGCCGGGTTTACTTCAAGTCCATTGACCGTTCACTCAACCGTGGCGAACGATTCGTCATTGCTTTGAACAGCGGTAATGAGGGAAACCTTCAACGCATGCGTGATGGCGAAGGTTGGACAATGGAGCAACTTGCTCCGGTATTGGAGTCGTTGTCATCTACCGAGTGGAATGCTGTCCAAGCGATTTGGAATCACTTTGAGACATACAAGCCGCTTGTTGAGGCGAAGGAACGCCGGCTATACGGCAAGGGTCCAAATTGGATTGAAGTTAAGCCGTTTGCAATTAAGACTTCCGATGGCAAGACCTTGAATCTTGAGGGTGGCTATTACCCAATCAAGTATGACCCGAAAGCATCGGACGCGGCCGAGCAGTTCACCGACGCCGAAACCGCCAAGGCTCAAATGAAGGGCGCGTTTACCGCAGCGACAACGCGCAGAAGTTACGTCAAGAATCGAGCAGAGCGCGTTGTTGGGCGTCCATTGATGTTGACGATGACTGGCGTGTATAGCGGACTAGGTGAAGTCATTCACGACTTGTGTTGGCATGAGTGGTTGATTAGTGCCAACCGCATGATGAAGGATCGTGAATTCTCATCAACGGTAAATGAGACATATGGACCTGAAATCAAAAGGCAGATGAAAGATTGGATCAAGGATGTTGCTGCTGGTCAGGGAGCTGCCGACCAAGGTGCTGCAAACTTTGCAACGTGGATGCGGCGTTCAATCAGTTCTGCTCGTCTTGGGTTTAACGCAACAAGCGGAGTTATGCAGATTTCCGGTCTAGCCAACACATGGGTAAGAATTGACGGCACGTTGGTTCCAAAGTGGACTGCCATTGGCGTTGGGTCGTTTGTTTTTCATCCTAAAAAGATGATGAGCATGATTCAAGAAAAGTCATCCATGATGCGGGATCTTGGTCGTACTCAGTTCCGCGACCTCAATGAAATCCGCAACACCATGCAGGATAAAGATGGCAAGTGGAACGCTATTCACGCAAATGCATACATCTTTTGCAAGGTGATGCAGTCGATGGTCAATTACCCAACATGGGCGGGTGCATACGAGAAGGCATTGTTTGAGGGCAACAACGAAGATACGTCGATTGCCCTTGCTGACCAAGCTGTCATTGACTCACAGGGTGGCGGTCAACTGAAAGACCTTGCTTCCGTTGAACGCGGTGGAGCCTGGTCAAAGTTGTTTACGGTGTTCTACGGATATCAAAATGCCCTGTTTAACTCAATGGCTACTTCGGTGATGACACAGAAGAAGTCAACAGCGGCCGCGCAGTTGACATTGCTAGTTGCCGTTCCTGCTGTCTACAAGTATTACGTCAATCAAGCCATCAAAGCCAAGAGAAAAGACAATGATGACGATGAAGAAAAGGGACTAGCGGCGTTTGTTGCGGAAGAGTCCATTCAAACCATGCTTAGTTCAATGGTCGGTATTCGTGAACTTAGCAACCTTGCTAAATTTGATGCAAAGGAAGTCCGTGATTATTCGGGTCCATCCGGACTAGCAATGATGACCGACATTTACAATGTAACGATTCAGGCTCGTCAGAATGAGTGGGACGCTGCATATCGCCGTGCGCTCTTAAACCTTGCCGGCGATCTGTTTGGAATCCCAGCAGTTCAGATCAACCGCACGGTTGACGGCATACAGCTAATGATTGACAAGAACAACGCTGATCTTCGCGCCCCGATCTTTGGCACACGCCGTTGACAGGGACCCATAGCGATACCCCCAACATTTACCCTCAACAATCGCACAAAGGATTAAAAAATGACCATTAGCTCCACAACGAGACTTGCTGGGCCATATACCGGAACCGGGACTACTGGACCATTTACCTTTGCGTTCAAGGTGTTTCAGGCATCTGACCTATATCTTGTCAAGCTAGAAATTTCTACTGGGGCGGAAACTGTCTTAGCGTTGACTACTGATTACACGGTTGCGCTGAACGGAAATCAAGACAGCAACCCAGGCGGCAGCATCACGCTTGTTGCTGCTCTTACGTCCGCGTATAGGCTGACGGTTACCTCTGACATAGCAAATCTGCAACCAACTGACATCACAAATCAAAGCGGGTTTTACCCCGAAGTGATTACGGACGCACTTGACCGCGCAACGATTCAGATTCAGCAGATCAGCAATAATAATGACAGGACGCTAAAGATTCCTGTATCTGACGGCCTAAGCCTGAACATGGAATTGCCAACCGCCACAGACCGGGCAAATGGTTACTTGGCGTTTACGGGGACGGGCGAACCAAGCGTCATTGCCATTCCTACGGGTGGTCTGTCTTCGTTGACCCTGACGGCTACAACCGCATCAACAAGCAATACCACGGGCGCATTGATTGTGTACGGCGGCGTCGGCATTGCCAAAGATTCCTACATTAACGGGATGTTTGTTGGCACAAAGGGACTTGCTAATTCCACAGTGTTTGGCGCAAACGCCATGTTGGCTTCAACCGGAACTAATTCCACGGCGTTTGGAAACGGCGCGTTAGGTGCTTCAGGCGCAGGCGCAAATTGCACTGCTGTTGGCAATAATGCTTTGCAAGGAAACGCGGGTAATGCAAATACGGGTATTGGTTTCCAAGCCGGATACAACAATGGTGGTTCAAGTGTTACGGCTATTGGATACAACGCGCTGTACACAAACACGCAAAGTTCATGCACGGCTGTTGGAGTTGATGCATTAAATTTCAACACGGGTTCGTCGTGTGTAGCAATGGGTTCAGGAGCAGGCAAAACAAATAATGCAATATCATTGTGTGCGTTTGGACATCAAGCCGGATTTTCAAATACTGGCGGCGCATCTTCGTTGTTTGGTTATCAAGCCGGATATCAGAACACTGGATCGGGTGTAACTGCAGTTGGATACAGAGCCGCATTCAATTGTCAAGCCGCTTCAAATACCGCAATTGGATATAACACATTATCGTGGTCAGCCGGCAGTACAGGTGTTGCCAACATTTGTGTTGGTGATGAAGTATTATCAGTAAATACTTCAGGTATTGCAAATGTTGGTGTTGGGTTTCGGGCTTTGTATCTAAACACCACTGGATCATCCAATATTTGTATTGGTCACGCAGCCGGTGATTTACTAACTGTTGGCACAAACAATGTAATCATTGGCGCATCTGCCGACACAGCGGCAAACAGCAACACAAACTCTATTGTGATTGGACACGGCGCAGTTGGTATTGGTGACAACACTACTGTCATTGGCAAGGCTGCTACCCTTGCTACAAAGATATTTGGTGTGCAAGCAACGGGTCAAACCGCTCCAACAATTGCAAGCGCGGCAACTATTGCGCCGACAACAAGCATTGTGTATGTATCCGGGACCACACCAATTGTAACGATTACTCCTCCAACAGGAATTGCAACTACTGGTGGCCAAATTACTTTGATCCCTACAGGTGCATTTACAACAACTACAGCGGGTGCAGTAGGCGGTATTGCTCTAGCGTCAACTGCTGTTGTATCAAAAGCAATGATTATGACTTATTGCGCTGGGACATCGAAGTGGTATCCATCTTACTAAAGAAACAACATGAGCGACGAACTAACACTGACACCAGAACAACTTGCACAATACATTTCGGCATCGCACGATTCGTGCTTGTTAATTGCGGCGTTTGTTTCCGCAAACGTCCACAACGACGACAACAACGCTACGGTTCGCCGCAATGTCGACCACCTTCGTGGCTGCATGGTTCATCCGCAAATCATTACGTCGGCTACCGACGCAGACAAGACGGCGTTTGCTGACAGCGTATCTTTGGGTGAAAGCTGGTTGGCGTGACTTCCTCCCACAACGAAGAACTGTTTCTCGCAATAGGTCGCCTAGAAGGCAAGGTGGATTCATTGCTCTCAATGCACACTCAACACTCGGACGCTCTGAAGGAACACGACGAGCGCATTCGATCTCTTGAATACTCACGCGGCTACATGCTCGGTTGGTCAGCGGCTATTGGAGCCGGCATGAGCATTACAGCGAACTACCTCATTCACGCCTTCAAGTAAAGGAACACTATGCCAAATGGAATCGCTCTCAATTCTGCTGATTGGTCATTTCTCTCTACAGGTCAGCCATCCTATGGACGTTTAAGCCAGGCCGCTGCTTCTGCAAGTTATGGATCAGCAGCACCAACAAGCACAAAGCCAAGCTCGGGCGTTATCTATGAGTTCAATACGGAATGTCCAACCCTACTTCGACTCATGCCATACAGCACCGTGAACAACGCTACTGGCGTTGGCATGCGAGTTGTTGGGTGGACTTCAGCTTTGCTTCCAAGGTATTACACAAACCTTATCACCTATAGCCAAGAATTAGACAATGCCGCATGGATCAAATCTAACCTTGCAGTGACGGGCGGTTCTATTAATGCAACTGCCGCACCGGATGGAACAACGACCGCAGATTATGCTCTTGAAACTGGAGCTGCTGTCACCCATTACATTGGTCGTGATTTAGGAGCTCCCGGCGCATCTACCGATATCCGCACACATTCGATCTATGTCAAGGGTGGACTAGGTCGGCAATACGTAACTATTTGCGGTGGCAACGCCTCTAGTGGTCCTTACTACGCTGTTACTGTTGATCTAAATACGGGCAGTATTACGCAGTCTGATCTTGTCAACACAGGAACGTGGTTCACCACTACTCCATCCGCAACGGTTACAAGCGTTGGCAATTCGTGGTATCGCGTGGCTGTTACTTGCCGTCAAATACAATATTTCTTGACTTCTCCAAGTGACACAGCAACACCAGCAAGCGGTGGCAATTGGGGTGTTGGGTCATATACCTCAGATGTCACCAAGGGAGTTGTGTTGTGGGGAGGACAAGTTGAATGGGGAACAATTGCATCTCCGTATGTAACAACTGTTGCTTCAACAGTACAAGCCATTGACACTGTTAATGGTCCTACAAAGTTCTACTTCTCAACTGTGTTGGCAGATTTCACTTTGACGTATTCCACAGGAACAGTCCCAAGTGCAACTGTAAACAACGTGCCAAATTATTTGTTTAGCACCGCATCACAAGTTGCCATCAGTCCCGATGCGTCAATCTATCGACCATCAACGGTAACAGCAACAAACGTAGAATTGGCATCAGTTCTTGTTGACGCAATTGGCCATGAGTTGATTGAATTGCAATTCAAGGCAAACAGCGGCAGCATGGGCGCATTGTGGGCGACAATCTAATGAGAAACAGGCTTTCCAATGCGTTCAGGCGATTTCGCCGTCCCGGCTTAAATGGAACAACAAAGTCGTGGACGCAATACGCGCCGAATTCAACTGCGTTTACTGTTTCGGATTACGCGTCTATTGCGGAGCAATCCGCAAGCACGCTTCGGTTTGTTCGTCCGATCACAGATGGATATCAGTTTGAAAATGCGTCCCCTGGGAGCCGCGTATCGTTCACAACAACCGCTACCTCTTTGCGCGTGTCCATGTATCACAACACGTTAGTGCTTTACAACGCCGATATATCTACTGCGTTTAGTGTTGGAGCAATCCTTGTAGATGGCGTGGAAGTCAAGACGTTTAATTGGAGTAACAATTGGGATACGGCTGGGATTGTCACAATTGAAATAAGCTTTTCAGCAGGTTCCAAGACAGTGACAATTGTTTGGCCGTATTGGACTGGCTTTGAATTGCGAAAGATTGAAGTCAACACAGGAGCAACATTCACCGCCCCGTCAAGACCAGCAACTAAAATTGCAGTATGCGGTGACAGTATTACGCAAGGGTCAGCGGCTTCAAAAGTCACAACAACATGGCCGTACCTTTTAGCGGTTGCAGAAAGCAAACAATTAGTCAACATTGCAAACGGTGGTGCTACGGCGGTTGCTAGTCACGGATCTGCTCTTGCTGGTCTTGGTTGCAATGTTGTTACCTACATGATTGGTTACAACAATTTCGTAGCGCAAACTGTGCCGGCAACATTTCAAACTGCTGTGCAAGGATGGATTACTAACGCCCGTGCGGCATTGCCATCTGCTGCCATTTATGTGATTTCTCCGATTTACTCTCCGAACACTGGTGCAACGTATCAGCTTTCTAATTATCGAAGTGCAATGCTGGCGGCTGAGTTGGCCGCAGGCGACGCAAATACGTTTTACATTGATGGTTTGTCAATCATGACAAACAACACTAATCGTCTTTCTGATGGCGTTCACCCAAACGACACCGGATCGGCAGAAATTGCCACCAACCTATCAGCACTTGTTTAACTACAAACATAATCTTGTGTTGATGTTTGTGTTATGCGGCTGCTCGCCCGTCAGCCGCATTGCCAACAACACAAACGAGATCCGCACCCAGGCTCAGTTGCTTGCCGACCACGGCATGGCAGTCAATGACCCGGTAGTGGTGACAGGCGCGACCCGTATTGACACCCTTGCCGCAGGGATCCACATCGCCCTAGGAGGCGTTGAGGACAAGACCCCTGCTTGGATGTCCATGCTGACATGGATTGCTATAGCGGCGGTTGTGGTGGCTGTGGTGGTGTTGCTGTGGCAGACAGGCCTTGGCACTGCCGTAAGGGTCATGGTTGGCTGGTTGCCTAGGAAAAAGGTCAGTCAAGCCGAACTTGCAGTCGATATGCTTGACCCGAGCCGCGCCGAAAGTGGGCGGGAAATGATAGCGGCAATGCGATCAGACCCGGAGTTTGACGCTGCATTCCGCAAAGCGCAATCGCGCAGAAAGGCTTGATTATGGAATCTTTCTTTGGAAGCTTGTGGTTTGCTTGCGTAACCCTGTTGGTTGGTTATTTGCTTGCCCATGTCGCTCCGATTACCTGGCTGACCGAGAAGTTCAAGAAGTAATCCCGTCGATTTTCACGGGAATAAAAAACCCCCCGCCGCTCCTGACTGCCCGATGTCATTCGAGGTGCGTAGCACCTAGGGGCGTGTCTTCAAGCGGCGGAGGGGAGGATGGCTACTGAAATGCTATCTAATTCGCAGGCTTGTCCCTCGGGGAACGAGGCGGCAGCCTGCGATTTTAATACCGCTGTCAAGGGCTGCTCGGATGACATCCTTGTCAGGCTCCCGGACAATGCGCTGCAAGGTTGAGTCAAGCGCGGATGGGTCATCAATTTCAAGCGATTGTTTTCCTCCATTAGCAGCAACACTTAACTTGAACCTGGGCGTTTCAATCTTGAGTTTGCCCGTCTGTTCCATTGCTGCTTTCAAGCCTTCCTTGAGGCGTGTAGCCAGCGCATCGTCAGCCGCAGCCAACGCACGGATACGCGAAGCCTCCTTGCTTCGCGCCTCCGCACGCATTTCAAGCTCCTTGATAAACCCCGCGTAAGACTCGGCCTTGCTCTCAAGGGCAACGTCAAGTCCCGCAAGGTGTTCATTCAGCGCGGCCTGCGCCTCGGGGGAGTCGATACCCCCATCAAGAACTGCGTCCAAGATACCCTGCATTTCGGTTGTTATGGCGTAGAGCGACATTAGAAAGGAACCTCCTCTTTCACGGCCTGCACGTTGCCGAGGCAGCGCATGATCTGCAAGGTGTCGCCAATACGCTCAACATCAAGTGTGATAGAGTTGCCAATAGTGTCACCTAGCAATTTAGCGTATCCCTCCACACTCGTTGCAATCCACGCAATGCCGTGTTCGCCCTCGGCCTGAACGGCATAGGGCTTGCCTGGTCGCGCTACTACGCGAATGATTTTGAATACCCCGGCGTATTCCTCGGGGTACGCGTCGGACACAATCCTGTCTTTTACAGGCTCTGCCTTGACGGGTGCTGCCTTTGAAGGGGGCGCAATTGCCTTGGGAGCAGCCGCAGGCGCACCCTTGGCTTCCGTTGGCTTGAACGTCTTGCGAGGCTCAGGGCGGTCATTACGGTCGTTGCTGCTGCCGGCGTTGCCGTCATCGTCTTCCTCGCCGACAATCCCGGTGATGGCTGCTAGCGAATATCGGCGCAGGTAGGTAATGCTCGACCCCAACTGCTGCACCGTTGCACGGTCAGGCAAGGCAGACCAAATCGTTTCGGCCATCCACTCCCCGCTTGAGTGCAGCAAAGTGGTGGTCACGCCGACCGAGCCGCCATCGTTGCTAACGGTCTGAACCGCGCTAATCCCTTGAGCTGCAAGCGGTGCGCGTACCGCGTTAATGATCGCACCCAAGCTGGCGTACCTCGACCTAAAATGCGGGTTGACCGCATCCAAGTTGGGATTTTTTAAGTGGCCGTTTGCCGCCGCTAGTGCCTTTGCCAACTCTCCAATTGTTTCGCTGCGTTGCATAGTGAGTCCTCTTTTTACGCGGATCGCCGCGCTCGGTCATTGGCTACGAGCCGTTGACGTTGCCAAGTATACACACCCGTATAGTCGTGTCAAGTTCCCGGTCGAATAAACAGATGGGTTGACGCGCATTGCCCATAATGTTTGCTTGCGTCAAGCGCAACAACCTGGGAATCGTCAATCCAAGCAATCCCGGTAAGTGAATCCAATACCGCACGGCAAAGTTTGTCGATGTCGGGGCGACCCACATACCGGGTGGCAGCGTCCCGGAGTTCGCCCTTTGCGTTGAAATGACTTTTTGGGCGCACAAAGCTGAAGATGACCGACACATAGATTGGACCGTGCAGCACCTTTGCGCCGGCAGCCAGCGCGGCCGCTGCGACCGCTGCCCGGTACGGTTTAACCCGAGCGCACGACTCAACGAGCGCAATGTGCTTGCCCCTACGGAATGCTTTCTTAGATCCTTGGGGCGCGGGAATTCCAAGCGCAATAAATTCAAGATCCATCACAATGCCTTTCGCTTGATGTCTGCCGTCACCTTATTCAAATCCCGGATTTGTTTTGCAAGCTCCGCACGGATGTACACCACTTCCTGCATTGCTTCAATGGTGAGAGGGTCGCTTGTTCCACTAGTCTTGATTCGGTCAACGATGTCCTCGTCAAATTCCCCTCTTCCTGGTTGCATCGTTAGCCTTCGCCTTCGTAAAGTATTCGCTCAACGTGCGCTGGCATCATGCGCCTAAACCTATCTATTTCCTTAGTAAGCCGTTCAATTTCATCAGCAGCTATATGTACTAGTTGTGGCATGTAAGCGTGAGCGTTGGTCCGCAAGACCTTGCACAATTCCACCCCGGCGAGGGAACGCCCCCCGCCGGGATGGTCGCTTAAAACAGGGTTTGGTGTGGGCGAATTAGGCATGTGGCATGTACGGGACGAACCCGCCCTTTGTCTTTAGGTATTGTCGATCCAAGATGCGGCTTACGGTACTACCGTCAAGTTCATTTCTTACAGCGATCTCTTTGAGGCTTTCGCCAGCAAGGTAATCGCGGATGACCGCCCTGCGTTGCACCTGGGTAATTCGCGGTGCGCGGCGGGTTGATCCAACGATGCGACTGACCGTGGTCTTGTGGATGCCATACTTGGCAGCAACATCCATTTGCATTACCCCAGCTGCAACCTCTGCGCGAACTGCGGCTACTTCTTCAACTGTCAGAAACTTGCGTGGCTTTTTCATTGATAATCCTGTGTCGAGTGATTCGATACTTTTGGTCTGCTTTGATTGATACACGGATACGGTCGTGAGCGTCTGATCCTTGTACGTTTGCGTAGATTTGAGCGACAACCTCCCCGGTCGGGTCGAGGATGATGATTGATTCATCACGCCTACGAAGTGTGACGGTTAAGAACCCTGCGCTCATGTTGTTTCCTTTTCTGCTTCAACAGCGGCAATGCGCTCCCCGATCCATTCCATGCAGTTGACGGCCATGCTATTACCCAACGCCTTGTACCTGGGTCCATCCGGGCAGTCTTCTGCCGCCTTCTTGCGCCAAGGAATGAGCGTGTAGTCGTCGGGAAACCCCTGCAAGCGTTCGCATTCCCTTGGGGTCAATCGGCGCACGGTCATGGCTTGAAGCAAAGAGGGCGTAGTGTTTCCTCCTGCGTTGCTTGGCAGGGTTGGAGAAACTGTTTCGCTGTAACCAATACTCCTAGATTTTGCTCCTTGACCACTCTTGAAACACGCCACTCCATGCACAAACGATGCATCTACGGTAGGTGCTGGATCTCCAACACTTCCTACGCCAAGACCCTGTCGGTTCTGTGCGTCGTGTTTCTCAGGGTCACGCTGGCTATTGCGTAGATCAAGTGGGATTGCCACCGCCTGCGTGGCGCAGCCCGCACTACTGCCGCACCCAATTGCGTGAACTGACCCATCGGTACTGCTGATTGGGTCTTGAGTAGGGTGGAAAGCAATTGCGGTCGTTGCCCGCACATCTCCGCAATCAAACAGCGAGAGCGTAGGGTTGACCTGCCCCTCTACCCATGTCTCGTCATCGGAATCAGACTGGGCGCGTTTAGCTTTAGTGTATGGGACGGGAATATATGCGCCGTGACCATCAAGTTCCGTGTGTGAGCGTGTACCTCTATTACCAAGTGGACCAGCAATTGGCTGCAACACCGCGCCAAAGTTGTCTTTGTCGGGCATTCGCTGCGCCCCGTTGGCTCCGCATTTGGTCAGGGTGTCGGAGGTGTTTCCGCCGTCCCACCAGCAGCCTGTTCCAAAGCGTCCTTCAACATCTGCGGTAATTTCTTCCCGCGCCGCTCCGCTCTTTTTAATATGCCGTTGCACGCTTTCGCGCTCAAACAAAACCTTTGCGGCAGCGGTTGCGTTTCCAAGACATCCGACAACGAAGACACGTCGCCTGCGCTGCGGGACGGCACAGGGATGCCCGTGTGTTCTGCACCATTGAGCGTCCAACACTCGGTACGCGAACCCATACCCCAATTGCCCCAGCCCCCCGAGGAAGGAACCAAAATCCCGTCCTCCGTTTGATGACAAGACACCGGGGACGTTTTCCCACACAACCCATTGAGGCCGTAAACGTGCAGCAATTGCAAGGTAGGTAAGCATGAGGTTTCCGCGTGGGTCTTTAAGTCCTTGTCGCAATCCTGCGACTGAGAAAGACTGGCATGGGGTTCCTCCCACCAAAAGGTCAATTGATCCTGCATCTAATGGCCACTCCTGAAATTTGATCATGTCCCCAAAATTGGGAACGTGAGGGTAATGATGCGCGAGAACCGCGCTAGGAAAGGGTTCGATCTCTGAAAATCCAACAGGCTCGTAGCCAAGCCGATGCCATGCAACAGACGCTGCTTCGATGCCGGAGCATACGGATAGGTATTTCATTCGTCCTCCGGTGGTCGATCAGCAATGTGTTTACGAACTGGCTCCGCGTCTTCAATGGCGGCGCGTACCTCGGGCATTGGAAAGTCTGATGGAACCATGTCTTGGTCAGTCAACTCAACATCGTCAAGCGCAATTTCAAGGATGTTCCAAGAAATCAATTCCCAACCATGTACCCCGGTGTAGTGTCCTGGCTTGTGGTATTGCCAATGCACTTCAAGCGTTGCGGTAACAACGTGTTCGCTTAGGTATTCGGCAACTTGGTCATCGCTTACCCATTCGGACAACACATCTATTTGCATGATTTGCTTTGTCATTTGAGCCTCCAAACCTTAATCATTCGCCCGTGCGTTGATGCACGAATTGAAGAAGTAACTTTGCCAGTCCACGCAAACTCAGCACGAAACACGCTGCCGGCTGCGTTTCCTAGATCCTCGTACCGCAGTCCAGCTGCCATCATTTCGGCCGCTACGTCATCTGATGTAACGACTTCCCAACGCGATGCAACCCGCTTTGCAATTGCCTGCGCGTCAGCAAGCAGACCGGGACGAGCCTCGGCCGCTTGGTGCATACCTACTTCTTTGCGGCGTTGAGCCTCGGCGTAATCAAAGATGTTCACAGGCTTACCTCCGTGTCGCGGTGAGTCTTCAGGAAAGCAGCTTGCGCGGCAAACAGTTCGTCAGTCGCAAGTTCCCAAGCGTTGTCATTGTCGCGGTCAACGCCAGCAAGAATCTCATGGCTTCGCACAACGCGAAGGCTGATTGAGTCTGCAATTTCCCGTGCGCTTGCAAGCAGCGGGTCAACATAGATTGCTGCTACATACGGGTGCTTTACGGCTTGCGCCACGGTCATTTTCATTTTGCACATGTTCCAATCCTCATTGGTTGCGTTGTCATTGGCACGCGCCTTTGACTTCGGAACAGATTACTCACCTGTATAATCGGCTGTCAACCGTGGAAACATCAATTATTTCTAGATTTATTTGGAAATGTAATTTGACCACTTGTGCAACTACTGTGCGTGTATGGCAAAACGACCACCCGCGCCGTTATTCCTAGTCACTCAAAAAGCCCGAAACGTGTTCTGTGTTGATGTTGAACTTGACAGAAAGACCGATGCCGAATTTCTGCTGAGTGGGGACAGACACCACGACAACCCGCACACCGATCACAGCCTTGAGCTGAAACATCTCAAGCAAGCGCAAGAACAGGGATGGGGCATTGTTGATGTAGGTGACTTGTTCTGCGCTATGGAGGGACGCGCTGACCCGCGCCGGCATCGCGCTGGCGTTCGACCCGAACACGCTACCGTTCCTGATTACTTTGACAGCATCGTCAACCACGCTGCCGAGTTCTACGCGCCGTATTCCAAGAACTTCATTTGCATTGGACTTGGTAACCACGAAACAGCCGTACTCAAGAATCAAGAAACAAACCTGACTGAGCGATTGTGCGAACGCATGACCACCATGTCAAAGCACAAGGTGTATCCCGGGGGATACGGCAATTGGATTATCTTTCGGGCTACATGCAAAACCCGTAAATTCAGCCTGTTTATGAAGACCTTCCACGGTAGTGGTGGTGGTGGAGTAATGACAGCGGACGTACTTCGCACGCGCCGTATTGCTTCATTCACGCCTGATGCGGATGTCATTGTTGGCGGCCACACACATGACCAATGGTGGATGGCACTAGCGCGAGAGCGATTGCAAACGCAGAACGGCATGTATCGAGTTGAGCTTGATACCCAGCACCACGTTCGCACAGGAACTTACAAGGACGAGTACGGCGATGGGTTCAGCGGGTTTCATGTTGAGCGCGGTGCGCCACCCAAACCAACGGGCGCGATAGTCATGCGTTTGTTCCTTGAAGACCTTGGGCATGATCGGCAGCGTCTAGCCTGCGATTTCCGGAGGGCATGACATGCGTATCAGACTTGGCGGAAAGTATTGGACGCTGCGCTTTGCCTCAAACATGCGCGACTATGGTGACATGGTTGATCCTGGCAAAGCAGCCGGCAGGCTGATCCGTATCGCAACGTGGCCGTCTGAGAAGGACAGAATGGATACGACTATCCACGAAGCATTGCACGCAATTCGACCCGAACTTGATGAAGATGCCGTAGCCAAAACCGCTACGGATATTGCACGATTGCTATGGAAATTGGGATACCGGAGAGTAGTGAACGGGAATCCCGCCGAATAGGGGTACACTTTGGGCGCGGAGATGTGGGTCTAGCGACCGAAGTACAAGGCGCGAATCCCACTTGCGCGGGCGCAGAAAGCCGTAAGGTACGACCGCCCGTGTTAACGGCAATGGGGTGATGAGAACCTACCGCCTGGGCAGGGCGCGTTGCTTAAAGGCCGCGCTGCTGCCCGCATACATGTATAAATAATTTGAACTTTTATGCATGTTGTGTAATTATGCATACACATGTACATAAATACATACGAATCGACACAGTTACCACAATGTGTCTACGGCGTAAGCATTCCACTTTGATTGGTGTTTCCGGTTCCGGAAATAAAAGAACACGGTGCGGACCGCGAAGTCAACGCACCGTGCTTCCGGGGGGGCGGCTGAGAGGCAACCGCGCAAGGACTTAAAGTGTACCAAAGGCAAAGCGGGGTGGATCGAAATCTTCCAGGCTTCCTGTGCAGCAACAAGTCCTGATGGAAACTATGAGATTTGACTGACCACGGCGCAAGGATCACTTGCTATGATTCCGGCTCAAGCCAATGGCGCAAGGTGAAACAGCCATTTGGAAGCATGGAATTCTGAACTTATAGGTATTTGGTGTAATAATCCAAACACGCAGAGTTACGACATCTTGGTGGTAGGTGTGCAGCCGCATTACGAATGGGTATCGCCGACGAGGCAGCCCTCATAGCACACAGTTGCGATACTCCGGCTCAAGTAAGGAGTATGACCCGCTGGCGAAAGCTAGTGGAAACGGACTTAGTAAGTCCATGCGCCACCATCCCGGTGCATGGCCGTGCGAAAGCATGTGGTGTAGTGGCATACCAGCGTCTAGTCCACGCGAAACAAGGTGAAAGACCAACAGGCATACCGATGCGCGACACCGTGCTAGTACGCTTCTCCGACTACGGTCGGGGATGCTCCCTCAACGCTCTCCGCGCATGTACATCAACAGCCGTCAGCACTTAAGTGGTTGGGATTGAAAGAGATTTGAAAAATCTCGTCCTTACCTTCTGAACTACAGACCCGCTCTAGCACCGGCATTGAGCCTTGCTGAAATTCTTTGAAAAACTCACTCGCCTAACCTTGCGGATTTACATCCCGCTTTAGCATCGCGTATACTCATGCGTATGACAACAGTTACATGGATGGATAATCGGAAGTTGATGGACGAACTGTGGCCGAAGTGGAGACTTGAGCCTGTATTGAGCAGCATATTGAACGAGAAGTGGGGGTCATTGCATCAAGACAAGCTGCAAGGATGCATCCGCCAGCACCGTTTAGTGCGCGATTCAAAGCCTGATATATCAGCGATACACAAGGCGTATTGCGCTCTGATCCCTCAGAACCTGGTAGGTGAGCGTGAGGTTGAGCAGACCCGCAATGACCTACAGCGTTGCACCCCAATCAGCCCGGAAGAGTTTGCCGAATGGGATGTGTGGGCTGAAGCAATGCTGAAGAACGTGACCAACGAAGAACTTAAGCAGGTAAGCGAGTTCCTTGGTCATGTACCGGAGTCCCGTCGAATCCTTGCAGTTGCCATTGAACACGTTCGTTTACCGTCATCACGGAGATATGTATGAATTACCCAACCACCCGAAACAAGAAAAAGATTCTTCGAGCAGTCATGTACCTCAAGCATGAAGGCTTTATTGTCGGTCAAACCAAGAATGGATTTGTGGCCGTTGACGATGACGGGATTGTCATTCAGGCAACCCCGTTCCGCACTAGCGCACAGATATTTCACCCGACACGCAAGATATACCGCGAGGAATATGCCCTGTACATACAAGAGCCGTACTGGTTTGCTGAGAAAGTACAGCAGTTAATTGAATGGTCAAAAGACCCGAACGCCAAAGAGTTGCCGCGCATGCTTTCCGTATCGCGTAGACCCGTCCCAAGTAAATTTTTTAGTTCAACTCGGCAACGGTAAACTTCGCTTATGGCGAAGCGAAACGTACCCTCAATCCTGATGTTTGGCATGGCGGAATGTCTGCTTGGCAAGATGTTCCTGCCCCGCAGACGAGGTGGGTCGGTCATTGCCATTTATTCCGGTGACATGATTGCCGCCAGGTTGCGCGATGAAGAGGGCATGACCATCGCCGAAGCTCGGTCGTTTGTCACCGATCAAATGGAAACTAGTTGGTTTGGGAACGGGACATACGGAATCATTTGGGCTGCTGGTGAGGATGACTTTGCATCAGCCGTGCAAGACGATGTTGCGTGACAATCTACTTGGGCGTATATTTAGGGCATGAAAACACAGACTTCATTACAGACGCAATTTGAACTCATGCGATACTTAAAGCTGCAAGGGTTTCATTGCGCCTTTACAGCGTCAGGGTTCACGGCAATTGATGAGGATGGCATCATGTTTACTTGCTCAACAGCACGAACCGTAGGTACATCACTTGATTCACATGGCAAAGTCCATGTATGCAAAGTACGAGGCCAAGCACCTACCGTTTGGTTTGATAAAGCAACCGCCGCACTCACCGAATTCTGTAAGAAATAATGTGCAACTGTCCTTACTGCCAACGATTCCGCTTCCATGACAAACTTATTGAAGCAACTGTCATCTTGATAATTCTTGCAAGTGTTGTGTGCATTGCGTATATAACTTCGCTATTCTTGTAAGTATGTCAGTCATTAACGATTACGATCAATTCAAAAGCAATGTCACCGACCACATCGAAGCAGCAGGGATTACACGTTCCGGCCTAGCGCGAAGGATGGAGGCAGACGGGATACTCCGGGCGCACACCGTCAGGTGCTTGCTCGGTACACCTGGCACTGTCATCGGGCAGCGCAAACCCGCATTTGACTCAGTCATCAAGATCGCACACGCAGCGGGATTTGATGTCATTCTCCGTGCGCGAGACGCACAAACATGACCAAACTTGTAGGACTCAACGAATACGGCTGTCCCGTGGGTGAAACGCATCATCGCGCCCGTGTGCCGGATCGAGTTGTCAACCAAATCAGAGAACTCCATGAAGAAGAAAACCTCGGCTATCGTCGTATCGCCAAGCTCGTCAACCTCTCTCGTTCCTTTGTCCGCAAAGTCTGCCTCTACCAACGACGCGCCCAGTTCCCCGTCCAATGGAAACGTGTTGAAGCCTAAACGGCCTGTTGGTGCGCCAAAGCGCGGACCCGTAATGAACAATCCGAAGGCTGGCGAACTCCTTGATTGGTTGTCAACCGGGGGAACTTTGCTTGAATTCTCCAAGCGCAAGGGCAATCCGGATGTCCGCACAGTCCATGATTGGAAGGACGCAGACGAGGAATTCGCCGCACTTTACAAGCTTGCTCGAGATAAGGGGCAGGAAGCCATGCTTGAGGAGTGCAAGACGCTGAGTGACACAGAGCCTACGGACGCCGTACAAGCCGCTTGGAGGCGTTTGCAGGTCGATACCAGGCTCAAGACCCTCCGCATGTGGAACCCCGCCCGATGGGCAGAGCGGGTCGATATGAACCACACGGGTGGTATCAGCATCACCCTCAAGACTGGCGTGCCTGATGGCTCAGGAAATTAGCCTGCCCTACACCCCGCGCCCTTGGCAGCGGGAGTGTCATCTCAAACGGCGCAGGTTCACGGTGCTTGCCCTGCATCGGCGTGCCGGCAAGACCGAGTTAGCCATCATGGAACTCATTGACAAGACCGTCCGCTGCAAGGCGGAACTTGGGTTCTTTGTCTACGTTGCCCCGTTCCTAAAGCAAGCCAAGGCAATCGCTTGGATGCGGTTGAAACAGAAACTGTTGCCACTTCGCAGCGTTGCGGCCGTTGAAGTCAATGAGGCTGACTTGTCGGTGACCTTTGCACACAACGGCGCGACCATCCGCCTGTTCGGTGGTGACAACCCTGATGCCATGCGAGGGGTACGCCTTGACGGCTGCGTCATTGACGAGGTAGCGCAGATCAAGCCCGAGGTGTGGAACGACATCATTCAGCCGGCATTGTCTGACCGCAAGGGTTGGGCAATGTTCATTGGCACGCCCAGCGGCATCAACCTGTTCTCAGAACTGTACTACCGTGCGAACAGTCTGCCCGATTGGGTGGCATCCCGGTATACGGTCTATGACACGGACGCCTTGGACAAGGAAGAAGTCACGCGCCT